AAAATGAATCAGAAAATGAATCAGAAAATGAATCAGAAAATGAATCAGAAAATGAATCAGAAAATGAATCAGAAAATGAATCAGAAAATGAATCAAAAAATGAATCAAAAAATGAATCAAAAAATGAATCAGAAAATGAATCAGAAAATGAATCAGAAAATGAATCAGAAAATGAATCAGAAAATGAATCAGAAAATGAATCAAAAAATGAATCAAAAAATGAATCAAAAAATGAATCAAAAAATGAATCAGAAAATGAATCAGAAAATGAATCAAAAAATGAATCAAAAAATGAATCAAAAAATGAATCAGAAAATGAATCAGAAAATAAAACCGATAAATTATTATTTTTAATAAAAATAAATGATAGAAATGTATGTTATTGTAATGATATTAATGAAGTAAACAGGGCATTAAAATATGTTATAAATAAATTAAAAATAAAATATTTATTAGAAGGATATAATGTTCATGAATTTAATGAAAAATGGACTGTTTTAGATAAAAATAGAATATCAACAAATCTATATGGAAACAAACCAAACAATTTAATATTTTATGATAACATGTTATCAAATATTGAAATAGAATTAGTTTTAAAATATAATGAAGAATTATTTTCAAATAATTTAAAAATGTTATAAAATATTAAAAAATGTTATAAAATTATATTTAATTATTTATTAATTTTAAAAATTAATAAATAAAAAAACTGATTTTTTTTATAATATATGTTAAAGATATAACACGTTATTTTAACATACAAAATTATAATATAGAATTTAATTTTATATTTAAAAAAAAATCTTTGTATAGAATAACACAGCAAAAATGGAAAATAAAATGTATGAATTTCTCTTATCAAAAAAGAAGGCAGTAAATGGTCAATCTGTGATAGTAAGTCAAGATGAACCATTTGGAAACTTTAACATTTCAAGAACCCATCAAGAAGAATTTTGGAAATTATATTGTGATCTGTTGAGAGAGGGAATACACTTATCATTAGCTGAAAGACCAGATAATGTGTGTCCTTTATTAAATGATACAGATATAAAAGTTCAATATGATCCAGAATATCATTCATTAGATGAAAGAGTTTATGATGAATCTCATTTAAAAAATGTGGTAAAGACTTATCAAAAACAATTAAAAACAAAATTTTCTAATTATCAACCAAAACACGGAATATGTTTTGTTTTAGAAAAAGACGTACCAGTTTTAAATGAACATAAAAATATTATAAATAATGGATTTCATTTACATTTTATACATTCATTTTTAAGAAGATGTGATATTGAGGAAATAGTATTAAAATCAGTAAAAAAAGAAATTAATGATATGGATTTATTTTCAGATATTGGAATAGTAGATTCTGGTGGTTGTATTGATAACATTTCAAGTAAATATTGGTTATTATATGGAAGTAAAAAGAAGGGATGTAATTTATATTACAAGATTAGTAAAATATATGATGAAAATTTAAATGAAATAACACTAGAACAAGCATTATCAGAATATAAACTATATAATACAGAAAATGAAGAAATATCACTTAATAAAAATAATTATCATTATTATTTACCTAGAATAATGAGTCTTTCATCTGAAAATAAAGAAGTTTTAAAATTAAAACCAGAATATGAAGGATTAAATAAAAGAGAATTGAAACCAATAAATAAAATTAAAAAAACAATTGATAATATTCCAGTACAACAATTATTAAAAACAGCAAGAGATTTAATGAAATTAATTTCATCATCAAGAGCCGATAATTATAACGAATGGATGGATATTGGGTGGATTCTCCATTATATAAGTGAAGGTTCAATGGAAGGGTTTGATGTATGGAATGATTTTTCAAAAAATACTTCAAAACCTGAAAATTATTCAGAAACAGAATGTCTTTATCAGTGGAATAAAATGAATAATAGACATCAAAATCCAAAAACAATTGCAAGTTTATATCATTTTGCAAAATTTGATAATCCTGATGAATATAAAAAATTACAAACAAGAAAAAATGAAGCATTAATAAAAAATGCTTATTTAAATAAAGGTCAGTATAATTTAGCAGCATGGTTATACGAACAATACAAAGATGAATTTGTGTGTGGTTCTATTGAAAAAAATACATGGTATCAATATAAAGGTCATAGATGGAATTTAACTTCTCAAGGTATAGAATTAAGAAAAAAAATATCAAATCATTTGAGAAATGAAGTTATGTTATTCAGACAAAAGGTATGTGTTGAAATGTCAAAAATCCCTGACCAATCTAATTATAACGATGATGATGAGTTTAATGATGACGATGATGATAAAAAATCAAAGAAAAAAGGAGGAGATAAGGAACTAGAAGATGAATTAAAATCAATCAATAGTTTATTAGGAAAACTTGAAGAAAACTCTTTTAAAAATGGAATTATGAAAGAATGTCAAGAATTATTTTATAAGGAAGATTTTATAAACAAACTTGACCAAGATGTTAATCTTCTCCATTTTACAAATGGTATTCTTGATTTGAAAGAATTATGTTTTAGACCTGGTAAACAAACAGATTATGTATCATTAACAACTGGTTATGAATTTAAAGAAGATTATAATTATGAAGATTTAGAAGTGATGGAAGCAATAGATCATCTTGAAAAGACATTTCCAAATAAAGATTTACGCGAATATTTTATTGAATATTGTGCTTCACTTCTTAAAGGTGGTAATTTTAATAAAACATTTGTTGTTATGACAGGTTCAGGTGATAATGGTAAATCTGTAAATATTGATATGATATACAAAATTCTTGGTGAATATGCAAAACCATTACCAACTTCTTTGATTTTTGGAAAAAGAACTCAAAGTAGTAATGCAACACCTGAACTTGCTTCAATCATTGGTATTCGTTTTGCAGCTTTACAAGAATCTAGTGAAAAAGATACTATTAATAATGGTATTCTTAAAGAATTAACTGGTAATGATTCTTTATATGCTCGTGGTTTAAATCGTGACCCAATTTTTTTCAAACCTCAACTGAAATTATGTCTTATTTGTAATAAACTTCCTAAAATCACAGCAGATGACCCTGCAACTTGGGATCGTCTCCGTGTTTTACCATATGAAGCATCATTTCCTAAAGATGCTTCAAAAGTTCCAAAAACACCTGCTGAACAAAAAGTTAAAGGAATATTTCCAAGAGATCCTAATATGGATGAAAAAATTAAAAATCTCAAACAAGCATTTATTTGGTTATTTTATGAAAGATTTAAACATATACAAAAGAATGGTAAAATTGAAGATCCTCCTCGTGTAACTGAAGCTACTTCTAAATACCGTGTTAGAAACGACCATTATGGTTCTTTTGTTATTGAAAGAATGGCAATTGTTCCTGAAGATAAAAGAGGAAAACAATTTATTACATTTGATACTATTTACAAATCGTTTCAAGAATGGTTTATTGATACTTATCCAGGTACATCTATTCCTGGTAAAATAGATGCATTTGAAGAAATCAAAAAGAAATTAAAATTAGATAAAGATGTTACAATGTCTCGTCTTAGAATTAATTCTTATCGTCTCAAGACAATTGCTGAAATTCAAGGTGAAGAACAAGATGATGGTTTTGTTCCTCAGTTTGGTAAAATGACAATTGAATCTGATAATTCTTCTAATAATGAGATAAGGTCGGGGACTTTGGTCTCACAGGAGACTGACCCCTTCGAAGATGATTTAGACGATGACTTAAATTAATTTTTTTAATAAAATTTTATTTTGATATTTTAAATATTTTTTTAAATTTATAATAAATTTAAAAAAATGATTTTTTACAAAATATTTAAAACTTTAAACAATATATTTAGATAATTGGACAATTGAATTTAATATTTCAAAAATGATTTCTGTCACAACAAATACACTTAAAAATCAAGTGAAAGAACATTTTGGAAACAATATCAATAATGTTGTAAATATAAATTTAAAAAATCAAGATACACAATCTGATGAAATAAAAAGTGTTCAATTTAGTGTATTTTCTTCTGAAGAAGTGTTAAAATATAGTGTTGCACTAATAAATGAAAGTAAATTATCTGGTGAAGGAAGTATTTACGATACTAGATTAGGTGTTATTCAAAATTATAATAAATGTGTTACTTGCAAAGGAACAAATAAAGAATGTCCTGGTCATTTTGGACATATTGAATTAACATATCCTATCATTCATCCACTTTTTGTAAATCAAGTTATGTTATATTTAAATTTATTTTGTTCAAATTGTTATCGTTTATGTATCACAGATGAAGAATATAATAAAACTATACTAAATAAATATAAAAATTATACAAGAACTCAAAAATTAAGTGATTATATTCAAAATAAACTAAAAAAATGTTGTCACTGTAATCATAAAGGATATTTTTATGTTCATGATGAAAATAATATTTTTAATGAAAATGAAAAAAAAATAACATCAAAACAAATTAAACACATTTTTGATAATCTTACAACAAAAGAAATGAAAATGATTGGATGTTATCAACCTTCAAAAAATAATGAAGATGATACTCCTAAAAATATAACTTATAATATTACTCATCCATCTAATTTAATTTTAACAGTTTTACCTGTTTTACCTTTATGTGCTCGTCCTTTTGTTGAAACTCCAAATGGAATATGTGATGACGATTTAACAAATAAATATGTTGAAATTATAAAAGTTAATAATAAACTTAAATTAAAACAAGAAAAAATTACAAATGACCTTAAACAAAAAAATAAAGATACATCTTTTGATACAGATAAAGAATTTTTAGACATTCTTAAACATTTAGAATTTCATATTAAAACTTTAATGGATAATTCTAAAGGAAAAGCTAGACAAATTAATGGTAGACCAATCAAATGTTTTAGAGAACGTTTAAATGGTAAAACTGGTTTATTTAGAAATAATTTATCTGGTAAAAGAGTTGATTTTTCAGCAAGAACAGTAATCGGTCCTGATACTACATTAAAAGCAAATGAAATTGCTATACCTACTTATTTTGCTAAAAAATTAACATTTCCTGAAAGAGTTTATCTTTATAATTTTAATCATTTAGATAATCTCATTAAAGAAAATAAAGTTAACTATGTTATCAGAGATAATGGTTCTAAAATTTATGATATAAAAATTTATAAACAATCAAAAATTTATATTAAAACAACTGGTTTCACTCTTCAAAAAGGTGATATAATTATCAGAAATAATAAAAAAATTGACCCTGAAAAATATAAACAAATAAAAGGTACTGATATTGTATTAGAAGAAAGTGATGGTGTTGTTAGAAATGGTAAATTAATAAAAAATATTAAAATTTCTGATGAACTTGTTTTATTAAATTTAAATAACTCTGATAGAGTCTTAAGAAACGGTTGTATATTAAATCCAAATGTAAATGAATTTGAATTTAAACAAAATGATAAACTTATTCGTATAAATGAAGATTCTAAAATATCAGATAAATCTCAAAACACATCAAAACAATATTATGATATTGTAATATCACCAGAAAGACATTTTCAAATTAAAGAAGGAGATATTGTTGAAAGACATTTACAAAATGGTGATATTGTTCTTTTTGGTAGACAACCAACTCTTCATAAAGGTTCTATGATTGCTAGACATGTTAAAATAATTGAAGAAAATACAAGTATCAATAACTCTCAACCTATTAAAACAATTCGTATGAATTTAGCAGCAACTAAAACTTATAATGCTGACTTTGATGGTGATGAAATGAATATTTATGTTCCTCAAAGTTATCAAACTAAATGTGAACTTGAAGAATTATCTTCTACTGAATCTATGTTGAAATCTGGACAAGCTTCTAGATTACTTTTGTGTATTTGTCAAGATGCTTTACTCGGTGGATATATGGCAACTCGTGGTGAATATAGAATCATAAATGGAAAAAAAACTTTTTTTGATAGAGTTAAAATTGATATCGATACTTTTAATGACTGTCTTATGAAAGTTGAAGATTGGTCTATGGATTATATTTCTAATAAGATTACACATATCAAAAATGTTTTAAGATGGAAAAATAATTTAAAAAATGATGAAGATATTGATATTTATAACGGTCACTGTTTAATTTCTATGCTTTTTCCTGATGATTTTGAGTACTCTTTTACTCCTACTAATGTTAAAATTACTAATGGTGTATTAATCTCTGGAATTTTAAATAAACAAACTTTATCTGATAGTTTATCTTCTATTGTTCATAAACTTGATAAAGAATATAACGCCAAAGTTGCTGTTGATTTTGTTAGTAATTTCCAATTTTTAATTAATCACTTCTTAATTGAAAGTGGTTTCTCAATTGGTCTTCAAGACTGTATTGTTAGAAATAATGGTTCAAATAATGAAAATTATAAAAACAAAATTAATAGTGAAATGATTAAATATTTTACTGAAGCTCAAAGTATTATTAATACTGAAACTGATGAATATATGAAAGAACAAAAAATTAATAATTGTTTAAATAATGCTACTTCTGTCGGTCAAAAAATTTCTAAAGAAACTCTTGATTTTGACAATAGTTTAAATTGTATGGTTTTATCTGGCAGTAAAGGTAGTTATGTAAATATTGCTCAGATTGTTGGTATTATTGGTCAACAAAACGTTGATGGTAAAAGAATTCCTAAAAATTTTGGTAATAGAACTTTACCTCACTATTTTTCGAATGAAGATGATTATATTAAGTCTTCCGATAACAGTTATACTGAAACTAAACTATTAGAACAACTTTTTGAAAGTAGAGGTTTTGTTACTAGTTCTTATATTAAAGGTTTAAATCCTAAACAATTATTTTTTCATGCTGCTGGTGGAAGAGAAGGTGTTATTGATACAGCTATTAAAACTGCTAAAAGTGGTTATATTCAAAGAAAGTTAGTTAAGAAAATGGAAGATTTAAAAGCTTCTTATAGTGGTTATATTGTAAATGCAAAAAATAATATTATTCAATTTAATTATGGTGATAATTTTGACCCTTCTACTTCTGTTAAAGTATCAAATGGAACAAAATCTATGAGTTTTATTAACATACAAAATATTGCTAAAAAATTAAATGAAAAATATGAATTTAATAATAATTTAAATTAATTTTATGATTTTTTATATTTTTTATTTTTAAAAATATGCCTACTAAATCTAAAAGTTATACATTATGCTACTCTAGAAAAATAAAATCTAAACCCTTATCTAAATTACATTCAAAAAAAGATTATATTAATGAAATTAAACGTCATGTTAAATATTGGAAAAAAATAGATGGAAGAGGTGATGATGACGAATTTTCAAAAAATACACCTTTACAAAAACTAAAAAAAGTATTAAGTTCTTACAAAAGTTTGGTTCCTGAAAAATTAGGTTATAAATCTTGTAAATTCAAACGTTCAAAATCTATAAAAAAAAGAATCAAAAGAATCAAAAGAAGCAAAAATAGTTGTATAAAACAATCTCTTAAAAAATATAAAACTAGAAATTCTCCACCTTATCCTGCTAATAAATGCTGTGGTAAAATAAAAAAAGGAAATGATAAAAAAATGTACGTTTCAAAGAAAAATGGTAGTTCGTGTAAATGGTTAAAAACATCAAGAAAGTAAAATTTTTAAATTAAAATAATAAAAATTATAAAATTTAAAAATACAAAATTTTATTTTTTATTTAATATAAATAAAAAATAAATATGAGTGAAACTATAGAAAATTTAACATTAAATATTCTAGATAAAATTATAAAAAATATTAAATTATCAAATGAACATAAATTATTATTAAATAAAAATAAACAATTTCGTGTTAGTAGAGTAGTTCCAAAACTAGAAGAAAATGAAATACTTGGATACGGAAATGAAAAATACAAAAATGTAGAAACTGAAAGCAAAATGATACCTGCTGATGATTATATACGTTCTATTGTATTTTCTTTAGAAAGTGTTTTTAGTATTGAAGATAATATGTTAGTTGATAAATATAAAGATTTTGTTATAAATCCATCTAATTATATATTTTTTGAAAGAATAAACAAATATAAAGAATTAACTGGTGGTATAAATTTAACTCAATCTCAAAAATGTTCTATTGATATACGTTTAGAATTTTATCAAAACACTTTACAATATTATAATGAAGACGAAAAAAAAGTAATATTATTCAACTATAATTATGATTTTGAATATTTAGATGATATAGAAGATGAAATATCTGAAACTGACAGTTCAGATAACAAATATAAAGTTTTAATTAAAAAAAAAGAAAATATTGAAAAGTTTATAGTTTTTTGTAAATATATTATTGAAAAAATAGAAAATTGTAAAAAATTTTTATCTATTATTATGACTGATTATATAAGTGATAAAAGTGAAAAAGATTTAAATTTAGATAAATCAATATCTCATAGAAATATAATTTTAGTTGAAAATTTAAATAATAAAATCATATTCAATCATTATGAACCTCATGGTTCATTTACAGAGTATTTAAAATCTCAAAGAGAAGAATTTTTTGATATATTAAATGAATATATGGATTATTCTTATTCAGTCATTTTTATGAATAAAAAAGCGTCATATGACAATTCAATATATCAGAAAATAATGTCAGATAAAAAAAATACAGAAATAAAAAAATTAAAAGAAAAAAAAGAAAAAATGATAAAGAAAAAAATTGAAATCAAAGCATTTAATGCAAGTTATTGTATTGGTATACAATCAGCTATTAAACATAACGATGTTGGATATTGTTCTTTAATTTCCTTTTTTTGGTTATATTGTGTATTAACTATATATTTTGAATTAAAAAAATTAAATATTCAAGAAACTATAACTATAAACAAAATTTCAAAATTATTCGAAAATTTACTTTTAAATAAATTTTCAAAATATAAAGAATATAAAAATAGTTATGATGAACTATATGATATTCTTATAACTTTTAGTTATAAATTATTTGAAAGATTTATTAGTAGTGAATTTATTACAAAGGCTAATAAAAATACATTAAATAATATTCAAAAAAATAGAATTCACGAATTATTTGAAAAATATAATAAAAATAAATCTACTTTTACACATAATATTATTAAAACTGAAAGAGTTTATGATTATCAACCTAAATCTTTATCAAAAGACGAATTTAAAAAAATACAAAAAATAAATGAATATAAACAACAATTATTAGACGAAGAAGATAAATATATTAAAAGGATTTTTCCAAATTTATATAAAACTTGTAAAACAAATGATAATTGTGGTAAAGAATCAAGTATGATATGCGATTTTGATTCAGAATTAGAAGAAAATATTTGTAAACATAATAATAAAAAAACACTATTTTCAAAATGTCAAAAAGATTCTAATTGTTTCTCTGAAAATTGTTTAAATAATAAATGTTATCCAAAAGTATATGATAAAGATATTTTAAATTTTAATAAACCAATTGAATTTACAATAAATAAACAACCTTTTTATGAACAAAATGATAAAGAGTTTAATATAGAACACATAAATCCTGAAGAACAAGAGTTTACTATAGAACATATAAATCCTGAAGAACAAGAGTTTACTATAGAACACATAAATCCTGAAGAACAAGAGTTTACTATAGAACATATAAATCCTGAAGAACAAGAGTTTACTATAGAACACATAAATCCTGAAAAAAATTAAAATGATAAAAATACTATATAATTTTTAATTTTTACTTATAAAAATTAATATAAAGAATATTTATTATATAATAATTTAAAATATTATATAATAAAATATATTAAAAATGCAAAATTTATATGAAAAAGAATATGAACATCAACAAGGTGGTAAAGTTCCTCTTTGTATGGTTATTGAAAAATTAAGAACAGTTCTTAAGTCTAGTGCTCCTCATTTAACTGATGAAGAAACTGAAAAAGCCATGAAAGATTTATTTAATCCTTCATTTACTTCTCTTGAATTTCCTCGTGTTATGAGAACACGTGTTGACCCTCCACTTGCTCAACAAAATTTTTGTGTTTTTACTTTTACACCTTCTGTTGGTGCTCAAGCTGACAAAGATGGTTGTTATGGTGCTCTAAGAATTAGAGGTGCATTTCCAAGTGTTCAAGAAGCTGAAGAATGGAGTGAAAATCTTGTTCGTAACGTTGATAGTTATCATGAAAATATGGTTGGATTTGTTGGTAGAGATTTTCCTTTAACTGCTGACAGCAAGTATTGCACAAAGACAAAGGAAGTAGATATTCGTATGAAACTTGATAACGTTTCTCGTGATAATATTAAACAACAAAGAGAACAAGAAAAACGTGAAATGGAAGAAATTCAAGAACGTCAAAAACAACTTCTCGCTGATACTACTGAAAAGCAAGAAATGTCTTATGATGATGTTGAATATTATACTTCTCTAAGAGTTAAACGTGCTAATGTTAGAATTTTACAAGAAGAATGTGAAAAGAAACTTAAGGATTGTGGAAAGATTTTAAAGAAGACTAATGAAGAAATCTTTGAACTTGATGAAAAGTTTCCTGAGTATCAAAAACAATATGAAGAAAAATACAAGAATGCTCTTGATGCTATTGGAAGTCAAACTGAAAATAACAAGATGATTGAATATATGAAGTAAAAATTTTTATTTATTATTATTTTTTTTTATTTTTAATTTTTAAAATTAAAAATCTACTTTTTTATTTTTATATTTTAATTTTAATTTTTAAAATTAAAAATCTACTTTTTTATATTTTAATTTTAATTTTAAAAATTAAAAATCTACTTTTTTATTTTTATATTTTAATTTTAATTTTTA